CGTGGCCGTCGTGCCGGACGGTGCGGACAAGGCGTTCACCTGGGACGAGCGTGCGCTCGCGGACGATGTGATGCGCGCCTCGCTGGCCCGCCTGCTGATGAACCCGCGCGTGCGGAAGGACGGCCACTTCCTGCGGTACGACGTGCACGCCGTTGAGCAGGGGCTCGGGATCCGCGTCCAGGGGTGGGGCTACGACACGCGGCTCGCGCGGAAGCTCCTGGACCCGGAGGCGGACGGGCGGTTGGAGGCGATGGAAGAACTCGTCGGCATGGGCGGCGCGAAGGAGGAGTCGGACGAAGCTCTCGTGGTCCTGCGCGCGCGCCGTCCCGCCCCCGTCGCGGAGGGTCAGGAGCCGCTGTTCGGGTCGGCGGCGCCGCCGGCCTCGGACGACCGGATGAAGTACCTGTTCGCCGACCTCCCGCCGGACGTGCTCCGGCGCCGGAACGCGACGGACGCCATCGCCACGCGCCGGTTGTCGTCGCTCCTCGTGCCCCAGGTGGACGCGGAGCCGTGGTCGCGGCGGATCTTCCACGAACTGCTGGCGCCGCTGAACGACGCGATCGCGGAGATGGAGCGGAACGGGATCCGGGTGAACGTCGCCGCGCTGGAGGCGGCTGACTCGTACTTCGGCGCGTGCCAGTCGGACATCCTCCCGCGCCTCCGCGCCTACGGCGACTTCGACCCCGACAGCCCGCAGCAGGTCTCGGAACTCCTCTTCGGCAAGCTCGGGTTGAAGCCGCAACGCACGACGGAAGCCGGCCACGCCTCGACGGACCGGGACGCGCTCGACTCGATCGCACACGACCACCCCATCGTGCCGGACCTGATCGCGTATCGCTGGTTCGCCCACATGCGGAACACCTACGGCTGCGGCGAGGACGGCCGCGGCGGGCTCAAGGCGCACGTCCGACCGGACGGGCGGGTCCACCCGTGGTACGACCCCGGCGCGACCCGCGTCGGGCGGCTGAACTGCACGGACCCGTCGCTCCACACGATCCCGCGCGAGGAGTCGGAGGACCACCGGAAGGAGGGCAAGCTGATCCGCGACGCCTTCGTCGCGGATCCGGGGTGGAAGCTGCTCTCGGCCGACTACTCGCAGGTCGAGCTTCGCGTGCTCGCGTACCTGAGCGGCGACGAGGAGATGATCGGCGTCTACAAGCGCGGAGAGGACCTCCACCAGCGGACGGCGGAAGGGATCGCCCGGCAGGCGTGGGGCATGCGGCCGGAGGAGGTCGGGAAGGTCCAGAGGGACAAGGCGAAGATCGTCAACTTCGCGCTCGTGTACGGCAAGGGCGACGAGTCGTTGGCGACGGACCTCGGGGTGTCGGCGGGGGAGGCACGGCGGATCCGGGACGCCATCTTCGGTCGGTTTCCCCGCGTGGCAGAGTACCGCGATGCTTGCCTCGCGCACGCGAGGCGCAAGGGCGAGGTCTGGACGAAGTTCGACGGCGAGCGAGGCCGGCGACGGTCCCTGTGGTCGATCGCGGCGGAGGAGGGCGAGGTGCGGTCCCGCGCGGAGCACGGGTCGCTGCACACCCCGGTCTGCGGGACGGCCGCCGACCTATCCCTTCGCAGCATCGTGGAGTGCGTGCGCTGGATTCGCGCCGACGCGATCCCCGTGCGCCTCGTGCTCTCGGTGCACGACGCGCTGGTGTTCGAGGTGCGCGAGGACGTTCTGGCCGAGGCGGGGTACCAGATCAAGCGGATCATGGAGGGGTGGTCGTTGGGCGACGTTCCGCTCGTCGTGGCCCTCAAGGCCGGCGACTCCTGGGGGTCGCTGGCAAAGGTCGCGGCGTAGGAAAAATCGTGGCCGCTCGTGCAAGTCTAGCGAACGGAGGTGAGCGATGAGCGAGAAGGCGAAGCTGCGAGAGTTGGACGTGGACGCGTTCCTCGTCGAGTGCGTCCAGATCCTGCCCGAGGCGCTGAACGAGGAGTTCGTGCGGATGCCCTCCGACCTCGCGTACTGGAACGCCCGCTTCGCGGCGGCGCTGCGCCGCTACCTGGAGGCCAAGGTCGCGCTCGACGAGGTGCTCGTGGCGTGCAAGCAGACCGTCGCGGAGGCGGAGGCGACCGCCTACCAGGACTGCCGCGCCGCGTTGCTCGTGGAGCACTCGCGCCCCACCGAGTCGATGGTGGCGGCGGCGGTCGAGACGCATGCCCCGCTGCTCGAAGCGCGGAAGACCGCACTGGAGCGGGAGCGTCAGTTTCGGCAGGCGCTGATCGAGGCGGAGGTGGAGAAGGCTCACCTGTACGGCGTGGTGGACGCGATCCGCACGAAGAAGGAGATGCTGATCTCGCTCGGCGCGCACATCCGCGCCGAGATGCAGCACGACCCGGTGCTCCGCGAGCAGTCGCGGAGCGGCACGGAGATCGGGCGGAAGGGGGGCGACGAGTAGCTCCGAGCGGGCGGCGAGCGCGCCAGAGGCATGCGAAGCGAGTTGAAACGAAACGGAGAACATGCGATGGACGACCAGAAGGGAATCCAGAAGACGGAGCCGGGCGGCGCGATCGAGGAGTTCGGCGCGTTCGACCCGAAGGCGCTCGACGACGAGGACAAGTTCGTCGAGCAGGCGGAGGCGGGCGACTTCCTCAAGCTGCCGGAGGGCGACACCATCGTGCGCGCCTACCCCCCGCCGGCGGGCGAGGCGATGCCGTACCTCCTCGTGTACGAGCACGCGATCAAGGCGCCGGGGATGAACTTCCCCTTCCGCTTCCCGTGCCCCCGCCTGATGGCGCGGCAGCCGTGCTCGTTCTGCGCGAAGGCGGAGGCGCTCAAGGCGTCGGGGAACAAGGCCGACCGGAAGCTCGCGGGCGAACTCCAGCCGAGGCGACGCGGGTACATGGACGTGATCGGTCGGGCGAACCCCGAGCACGGCCCGTTCATCTTCGCCTTCGGCACGATGATCCACAACGACCTCAAGGAGATCCTCCGCAAGCCGGCGAAGGGCGGGGACTTCTCGCACGCGGTCAACGGCCGCGACCTCATCATCACCCGCAAGGGGACGACGCGCGACGACACCGAATACAGCGTCACGGCGAGCATGGAGAAGTCGCCGTTCGCGCCCGACGCGGAGACGATGCGGCGGTGGCTCGGCTTGCGGCACGACTTCTCGCGGTTCGTGCTGCCGAAGACGGACGCCGAGAACCAGCGGGACCTGGAGGAGGCCGCCGACCGGGCGGAGTCCGGTGGGGCGGAGTCGCGCACGACGCGCGGGGGGACGAACGGCCGCGGGGCCGGCAGGCCGCCGCGGTTGCACGCGAGCATCGACGACGACGACGACAAACCGTTCGGATAGCGGGCGGCGCCCCGCGCGGGGTCGCGCCGGTTCGAGCCCGGCGGCGGGGCCCAGGAGGCGGCCGATGGCGAAGCGGAAGCGAAGGTTGAGCGAGCGGTTGATGGGAGCGCGAGTTCGGTTGGACGCGCTGCGCGGCGAAGTCGAGCGCGGCCAGCGGCGCTTCCAGATCAAGGACGGCAAGGCCACGCGGTCGTCTGCGCGACGACTCGCCCGGCTGAAGGTGCTGGAGCGGGCGTGTCGGCGGGTGGAACGCGAGTTGCACCGCAAGCGCGAGCGGATCGCGGGGCGGCGGAAGGGGGACCCGAAATGAATCGTCAGGAGAAGGCGAAGGTGGTCGAGACCGCTGTCGCCGGGATCCACAAGCTGTTCGGCGCGGCGTCCATCATCTCGCTCGGCGACGATGCCGCGATCGAGCAGGTCGAAGTCATTCCGACCGGCTCTCTTGGCCTCGACTTGGCGACCGGCGTCGGCGGGTATCCGCGGGGGCGAATCGTCGAGGCGTTTGGATCAGAGTCGGGCGGCAAGACGACGATGGCGCTGCACGCGATCGCAGAGGCACAGAAGCTTGGCGGCATCGCGGCGTTCGTGGACGCGGAGCATTCGCTCGACGTGCGGTACGCCGCCGCCATCGGCGTACAGATCGACAAGCTGTGGCTCTCGCAACCGGACTGCGGTGAGCAAGCGCTGGAGATCGTCGAGCAGTTGACCCGTTCGGGCGGCGTGGACATCATTGTCGTGGACTCGGTGGCGGCGCTTACTCCTCGCTCGGAGATCGAAGGCGAGATGGGCGACGCGCAGATGGGCGCGCAGGCGCGGCTGATGAGTCAGGCGCTCCGCAAGTTGGTCGCGGTCGCGCACCGCACCGGGACATGCGTATTCTTCGTGAATCAGCTTCGGATGAAGATCGGCGTGATGTTCGGCAACCCTGAAACGACGACCGGCGGGAACGCGCTGAAGTTCTACGCCTCGATGCGTCTGGACGTCCGACGCGCGGGCGCGGCGACCAAGGAGGGGGATGTCGCCATCGCGAACCACACGCGAGTCAAGGTGGTGAAGAACAAGGTGGCGGCCCCCTTCCGCGAGGCGGAGTTCGACATCCGCTACGGGCACGGGATCGACGCGGAAGCGGAGATTCTCGACTTGGCGGTCGCCGTCGAGGTCGTCGAGAAGTCTGGCGCGTGGTTTTCCTACGGTAAGGAACGCATCGGTCAGGGGCGAGAGGCGGCGGTGCGGTGGCTGCGCGAAAACCCGGTGGTCTGCGTCGAGGTTGCGGAGGCCGTGCGACTCGTGACGGGGAAGGTCGCGGCGGCGGCGTCTTCCGAGGCGGGCAGATGATGATCGAAGTCGGTCAGGTATACCAGGACGTTCGGCTGCTCGCTGTCAACGCGGTCGCGCCGGAGTTTGCCTGCTATGAGGTCGTCGCCGTGCGGCGACGGGACGCGACGCTGAAGCGCCTGGGCGATGGGCTCCAGAAGGTCGTGCCGTTGGCGAAGCTCGCCAGCGCGCGGTTCCACTTCGTGCGTGGGCCGCTGGACGGGTGAAGGAGGACGCGATGACCCACGACGAGATCAAGAAGGCCGCAATCTCGGTGCTTATGATCGCCCGGCAGAAGCTGAAGCAACGGACGAGGTGTACGGCGCACATCGTGGTCGTGGCGCTGGAGGACGAATCCGGAGGGGATATCCACCTCATCTCAGACACCGGGGACGGTCTGCGGGACTTCCTCACCCGCTTCCCGAAGGTGGCCGAGAGTCTCCCGTTCGGGTTCGCTCACGTCGTCGGGCACGTGGTCGAGGACCCCGACGATCTATGCTCGTGCGAGTGTCTTGAACCTCTTCCAACGGGCAGGGTGTGAGGAGAAGGGAACCCACGATGAATAAAGAAACGGGAGAGAAGACCGAGGGCGTGAGCGAGATCGCGGAACAGCCGGTGCCGGAAGATCGAACCACGTGCCCGTTCTGCGGCGGCGTCGAGTCGCTTCGGCGGGGGACCGCCGGGGATTCCCTCCGCTGCGACGACTGCGGCGTGGCGGTGTACTTCCACGACCACCGCTTCTATTCGCTCGCGCACGTGCGCGTGTGGGGCACGCTGAAGCGCGCGATCCGCGGTCACGAGCGGGAGGCAGAGCGCCTGAGCGACCTGCTCGACGATCTCCGCTGTGGGAGAAAGGAGCCGGCCGTCGTGCTCCGGGAGTCGGAACTGTAGTTGGCGAAGCTCGCCGCCATCGCCGACCCGCACGTCTGGAACCACCGCGCCTTCGCGGGTTCCTACGAGGCGGGCCTGAACGCGCGGTGCCGCGCCGCGGTCGCCACGTTCCGCGAAGCCTGCGCCGTGGCGAGGGCGGAAGGGTGCGACGACCTCCTCGTGCTCGGAGACGTGTTCGACGGCGTGGACCCGTCGCCGCAGATCGTCCGCGCCGTGCGCGACGTGCTGTGGTCGGCAGGAATGCGCGTTCACGTCCTCCCCGGCAACCACGACCTCGTGAGCGGAGCGCTCGGGGACAACTCGCTCGGGCCGCTGGAGAAGCCTGATCTCGTGTACGTCCACGAGCGCCCGATCGTGGTCGTCGTGCCTGGGTGGGAGGTCTGGTTCGTTCCGCACGAGCCGGGCGACGGCGCCGCGAACGTGGCGGCCGCCGCGTCCGACCTCGCGGGCAGGAGCGCGGCGGCAGGTCTGGACCTCCCCTGCCGCCGCCTCCTGGCCCTCCACTACGGGGTCGCGGACGAGTCCACCCCGCCGTACCTCTCGCGCGGCAAGGACGCGATCCAGGTGGACGACCTGTTCGACCTCATGGGGGCGCACGAGATCCACGCGACCGTCGCGGGACACTGGCATCGCGGGAGGATGTGGTCTCGCGACGAGGGGCGCGCGGTCGTCCAGGTAGGCGGACTCTGCCCGCGCGACTTCCGCGACGCGGGCGCGGAGGATTACGGTCGCGTCGTGGTCTTCGACGGCAATCGGGTGGAGTCGCACGTCGTGCCCGGCGACCGCTTCGCCGTCGTGCGGAGCGTCGAGCAGCAGGAGGAGGTCGCGCGGCTCGTGCAGCCGCCGAACCGGCTGTACCTCCGTCGCGTGTTCCCGGCGGCCGTCGCGGACGCCCCGACTCCGGAGGGGGTGGAGACCGAGGACGTGCCGGACCTCGTCGAAGCGACCGTCGCGACTCGCTCGGCCGCGCTCGCCGCGCGAGGGAAGGAGACGCTCGACGAGGCGCTCGCGGCGTTCGTCGCGGAGATGCCGCTCGCGGAAGGCGTGGACCGGGACGCGGTGCTCTCGCGGTGCCGCGAGTTCTTGGTTGGCGCGGAGAACGGCTAATGTCCTGGCGAAGCGTTCACGTGACCGACGCGGGTCGCATCGTTCTAGAACTGGCCGTCGATCGCGGTGCGTTCGAGGTTGGGATTCGCGGGAGTACGATGCACTGGTTTCGGGTGGGGGCTGACCGGTCGCTGTGTGGTCGTGTCCGGTATCATCGCATGCGGGAGATCGGACCGCACTGCTTCTCCCTGCACACGGCGGCGTGTTCGTACTGCATCGCGCGGCTCGGGCGGGAGCGATCGTGAGCATCTACGCCCGCGACTCCTACATCATGGCGCACGCCGCTGGGCAGCGGCTTCACGATCCGTTTGGGCGACGGCAGCGACGTTGCGCCGCGCTCGCCATCTACGTCGACGCGGCGGGAGTCGGGGACGCGGATGCCGCGTGGGAGTTCGTCGAGCATGTGTTCCTGGACCTCGCGCAACACGCGGCCAGGCCCGAGCAGCGGAAGATGTGGCACCGCACTCTCGACGCGCTGACGCTCCGCTACGTCCATGGACTCACGTTGACGCGCATCGGCGAATCGCTCCGCGAGCCGGTCACGAGGGAGCGCGTGCGGCAGATCCTCGCCAAGGGCCTTCGCGTGCTGAGGCACCCGGTGCGCTTTCAGACGTTTCGCGCCGCCGTCGCGCAGAGCTTGACGAGACGTGCAACCCGATCAGGCTGGTGTCGCGATGACCGATGCTGAGATAACTGCGCTCAAGGCCGACGTGCTGTACGTCCTGGATGCCCTCCCCGTCTGCATCGAATCCGGAAGCGATGGCAACTACGTTCTCGTGACGCCGCGCTCCCACGATTCGCCGGCGCGGCAGGCGCGACTCATGACGTACGTCGCCAACATCCTCTCGATCGGTTTCGACGTGAGTCGATCGAGAACGCGGGTGCGGGTCTGGCGCATCGGGAAGCGGCCGGCGCTTGGCGAGCCGGATTTCGTCTGCGGGAGAGAGGGTGAGTCCCGATGACGCCGATCAATCCTGCGGACCTGCCGGACCTGGGCTACCGTCCGACTGTGCAGAAGGGAGTGCTCGCGCTCTTCGTGTGGCTCGAAGCGGGCCGCTACGTGTGGATGCACCCACCGATGCCGGTCTTCATCTGGCGCGACGGGAAGCGCATTCGGGAGAGCGTGTCGGGGTACGAGCACTACCTGGACGACCTACGCGGGTCGGTGTTCTACCCCATCGAGCAGTGGCGCGAGGTGTGGGCGGACTGGGAATCGCGGTGCGCAATGGCGGGGAGCGGACCATGCACATCGCGTTGACTGTCATCGTGGACGTTGATCCGGACGGGAAGACCTGTCGAGACCTCGACCCTTCGGGCGCGGGCTGCCCGTGTCACGACGTGGACGAGTGCGTTCTGTGGGGCGGGCTGAACGCGCGTGGGCACTGGGTCAATCGCAAGCTGGAGTCGGTCGGCACCGGCGAGTCTCGACGGTGTGATATGTGCCTCGCCGCGCAGGCGAACGAGTGCCATGGAAGGAGGGATCGATGATCCCGAAGGACTTGCTGCATGCTTGGCAGAACGCACTCGCGGAGCAGCCGGAGGTGTGGGTCGTCGAAGTTCACCGCGAGTGGACCGGCAACTTGTACGATTCTGCGGAAGCAGCGGAACACGAAGTTGCGGCTTGCAAGCGCCGAGGTAAACGGGCGGTTCGTGCCGTCTGTTGGGGTTGCTTGCACAGCGTCAGGTTGTCGGAGGCACGATGGTCTTCGGAAGTGTGCCGTGGCGACTTGGCGCCAGAGGCTTGCTGATGCCGTGGGTGGGCAGAACGATGGATCGAAAGCGTGCGCTGCGACGCACGGCTGAACCGGATAAGCTTGGGTCCGTTCGAGTTGTTCGGCTGCGCACGGAAGACGCGCGCGGCGCGATTTCGGTCGCTCGCCCGTCGGCGCTCGGCAATCCGTTTCCACTCCTCGGAGGCAGTAACGCATGCAACCGCATGCGCGTGATCAAGTTGTACCGGGAGTGGCTGACCTGTCGCCTCCGCGACGACCCGAGGGTGATTCGTGCGATGGCGCGGATCGTGACAGAACTGCGTGCAGGTCACGACGTGAAGCTGGCCTGCTGGTGCGCGCCGCTTCCGTGCCATGCGGCGGTCGTCGGTGAGGTTGCTTTGCGTTTGGCGAGTGCGAATCCAACTGACGATCCCGTGATTCGTGATGCCGATCGAGCCTACCGTGATGATCTCGCGCATGGGAGGATCGAATGATGGGCTGCCGAGGAACGAGGAAGGTGACTCGCTACGTGCAGGGAACGACCGGCGTTGGCATCGAGGCCGCGTTCGACTGCCCCGGTTGCGAGGACTGCCGATCTTGGTTCTCCGAACGTCCGATGCCGGGCCAGTCACCAGAAACGCCGGAGCAGGCGACTGCTCGGCGGGAACTCGTTGCCGCCGCCGCCGAAGCATCCGAACGGTTTGGTGACGACGAACTCGAACGCAGGTGCCCACCGCGCGTCACCGTTCCTTCTGATCTTGCGTGCTGGCAAGAGTCGCTTCACGGGACTCTCGGCTTCGAGTGGATCGCTCCGAACACGGACGCATTCGAAGTTCGTATCGTGGCCACGCCGATGGGCCATGCGGTGTTGTCCGTCGAGGCCAGGGGCTCCTCGAAGTTCGAGGTTGCTTACGATGACACGTCGGGCGAAGTGCCTTGCCGGGAACTCGCGGAACGCGTCTTGCAGGCGGCGGTCGGATGCGGAGTCGTCCGGCACAGGATCGGCGGCGTCTGATGCACGTCCGCTCGCTGAGTCTCGACCACTTCCTCCGCCATGAAGGGAAGACGACTCTCTCGATGCCCGAGCGCGGCATCGTGACGGTGACAGGCCCGAACGAGTCGGGCAAATCATCGCTCGTCGAAGCGGTGTCGTGGGGCGTGTGGGGTTGGACGCTCCGCGGGGAGTTCCCGCTCGATGGGCCTGGGGCAGTCACGATCGAGGCCGACCGCTGCGTCGTGTCGCGATGGGTCGAGAAGGGGCGGAAGGTCGAACTGGCCTGGAGGACGACGGCGGGCGATCCGATCAACGAGGCGACGTTCCCCACGACGACGAAGGCGCAGGAGGCGTTGGAGCGAGTCGTGGGCGACTGGGAGACGTGGTGCCAGACGCACGTCTTTTCATCGGACGACGCTGCGCGATGGACGCTCGCGACGGACGGGGAGCGGAAGCGGTTCGTCGAGGGGTTGCTCCGGTACGATTTCGACGGCCCGCTCGACCGTTGCCGGAAGGCGTTGCGCGAGGCGAAGGAGGCGCAGGGTCGGTGCGAGGCACGGCTCGTCGAAGTGAACGCCGGGATCGTCAACCAGGAGCAACGGCTCGTGGAGAACCGAGCGGTGCTCGACCGCGCGGTCCCGGACGGTCCTGCCCCTGCTCCCCCGGCCGCTACCGGATCCCGCGCGGAGGAGATCGCTCGCCTCGACGTGCAGATCAAGGGCGGCGAGAAGTTGCTCCTCGCCCTTCGCCGGAAGGCGTCCGACGTTGGCAGGGTTTCCGCGGAGACGGAAGTGGAGCTTCGGTTGGCGCGGGATCGGTGGAACAAGCTCCGTTCCGGTCGGTGCCCGACGTGCCACCAGGAGATCGGGGACGCGCTCCAGGACGCGCTTCGGCGGGCCGTGAGCGAGGCCGAGGCCGCCTCGGCGGCGGGGGCGCGGCTGGCCGAAGAGACTCGGGCGGCGGTCGAGGCAGAACTCGCCGAGGTTCAGGAGGAGCAGTCGGCTTTCGGCCGGGAGCACGCGGCGCTCCAGGCGGCGGAGGACCGAGCGGCGGAGGACGCGCGCGCCTGGGAGGCCGACCGACGGCGCCGCGAGGGTGCGGCGGCCGTTCGCGCTTCCGCCGAGAAGTTCGCCGCGCTGGCCCGCGAGGCGCTCCGGGCGCTGACCGAGGAGAAGGCTACCCTCGAAGCGTCGCTCGCGGGGTACCGGGTTGACGTCGCCGTCCTGATCGCGTGCGAAGAGGTGCTCGGGCTGCGCGGCGTTCGGGCCCAGGTCGTCGCGCGGACGCTCTCCGGGCTGGAGCAAGCTGCGAACGTGTTCCTCTGCCGCATCGCGCGCCCCGGCGTGGCCGTGCGCCTGCGGCCGTACACGGAGAAGAAGGGGGGCGGCGTGGCCGACTCCATCGCCTTCGAGTGGAGGGACGGGGAGGCGTGGCGGCCATACCGCACCGCGTCGAGCGGCGCTCGCCGCCGGCTCGACGTGGCGCTCCTGCTCGCGCTCGCGGAGGTGGCCGCCGCCGCGAGCGGGAACGCGAGCGAGAACGCGGATCTGTATTGTGATGAGGTCTTCGATGCGTTAGACTCTACCGGGATCGGGGCGGTTTCGAGCCTTCTGCACGAGATGGCCGAGACTCGGATGATCATGGTGATTTCTCACAACCCCGATCTTGTAGGAGGGCTGGAGCCATGCACGTTGAGACTGCGCGTCGAGAACGGAACGGTTTCGAGCTACTGACGCCGGAGCAGATTGCTCGCTTCTGGTCCAAGATCGCACGGAGGGGCGAAGAAGCCTGCTGGATCTGGCGCGGCGCACGGGGAGGACACTGGCAGCCCTTCCGAGGAGGCTATTCGTTCAGCGCCAAACGGCTTGCCGCTTTGCTGACTGGTGCCCCGGTTCCGACGTTCGATCTTCACATGCTTCCTACGTGTGGAACTTCCGATTGCATCAATCCGCGACACCTGCGTTCGACGATGCGTGAGCGCTTCGATGCACTGGTGAGAAAAACGGACGCGTGCTGGCTGTGGGAGATCGATCGTCCTCATCGATCGGAGTACCATCCCACGATGAAACCAGTGGAACTGTTCGCGCGTGCGATTCGCAACTCGTCGACTCGCGGCGATCTCGTTCTTGATCCGTTCGTCGGTTCGGGGACGGCGATCGTCGCCTGCGAGGAAACCGCTCGGGTGTGTTGCGCGCTGGACATCGATCCCGCGTGTTGCGCGGTTGCAATCCAGCGTTGGGTGGACCAGACGGGCGAGAAGCCCAAGAGGCTCGACTGATGGCGACCTTCGCTCGCAAGCAGGTTCCGATCCGCGCGGAGCGCGTGACGGGGGATGGGTCGATCGAGACGTTCGTCGGGCCACGCGAGGCGCGCGCGGGCGACTGGCTCGTCTTCGGGACGGGCGTGTCGCCGCTGCTGGTGCGCGACTCGCTGTTCCGCGAGTTGTACGAGCCGTTGGACGACGATGCGCGAGCGATGCTCGCGGAAGGAAGCTGAGGAGAGGAGGCTGGGGAGATGGGCGAGGCGAAGCGGGTCGCGGAGGCGAGCGGGAAGTCGCTGGCGGAGCGCCAGCAGGAGATGATGGAGCAGGCGCAGCGAACTGGGTGGGCGGAGTTCGTGTCGATGCTGAACGCCGACCCGTCTCGGTCGCTCGATGCGCGCATCTACAAGCGCGCGCTGCTCGGGCTCGGGTGGAAGGTGGACGTGATCCGCGACTCCGCGAAGACGAGCTTCGATGCCGCGAGCGAGGTGGCGAAGCAGCAGCAGCGCCAGATCCTCGCGCTGTTCGCGCGGCAGGAGGTCATGCACCGCTGCGCGAAGGCGCAGAAGGAGGCGACCGCGAAGGCGTTCGAGCAGGTCGTCGAGCGGCAGGACGCCGACGCCGCCGCCCTCTCGGGCTTCGTGATCCGCCTCGCGCGGTGGCACGACGACGTGCTGAAGGCGCTGGGCGACCACGACGCAGCGATGCGGGGGTGGCGGTCGCTCGGGTGGTGGGTTCGCCGGAGGACCCTGCCGCCGTCCCTGGAGCTTCCCGAGCCGCCGAACCCGCCGGGGCTGCACGGCCCGCTGACGATCGCGTTGCCGGCCGTGCCGGAACTCCCGCCGCTCGCGTCTGCCGCCGAACTGGCCGCGTTGATGGAGGATGCCGGGCTCGTGCCTGCGACGAAGGACGAGGGAGCGGGGCAGTCCTCGGAGGCGGCGAGCCAGACCGGTGCGACGGACGGCCCCCCCACTTCGACGCCCCGGCTCGTCGCGGCGCTGCCCGCTCCTGGTTCCCCTGAGGGCGAGCCAGCGTCCGCCGTCATGCCGAGCGAGCGGTGACGCTGCCATGCGGGAGCAAACTCACCGCGAGCTAACGCGGCTCGTCGCGCGCGAGACGGGTTGGCCGGCGGAACTCGCGAACCTGATGGGGGAGGAGGCCGCGACGCCGGACCGCGTCCACGTCCTCGCGATCGACGGCCTGGGGTGCAAGCCGTTCGGGTACGAAGCCTTCTGCCTCTGCCACTTCGGCCTGCGGCGGGTCGAGGAGAAGGGGGGCCGGCGCGGGTTCACGATGACCGGCTATCGCTGGAAGCACGACGCGACGGCGGTGCACCTCGACCTCCCGAATCGGAACGTGATCGCCCGGCCCGAGCAGTGGCGGTGGCCGGTCACCCCCGAGATGCGCTTGCAGGAGCCGTTGTACCGGCTCGCTTCTCACGGCGGGCTCAACCTCGCCGCCGACGAGGTCGCGTTCCCGGCGGCGTCCACGTACGCCGACTGGGAGGAGTGGTGCATCGGGAAGATCCCGCGCGATTGGGGGCAGGACGCGGCGGAGGAGGCGCTCGCGCACTTCGTCGCCTTTGCGGCGCACAAGGTCCAAGACCTCGCGCAACCGTTCCACGCCGTCGGCTTGCTCCTGGGGGGTCACGCGGCGTTCGAAGGGGACCAGCAGGAGTTGTTCCTGCGTTCGGGAGACTCCATCTGCGCGCGGCTGAAAAAGGCGAACGTCGCGGGGAGGGGGAACTTCCGCGCCATCGCGACGGGGGCGGCCGGCGCCGCCTACGTTGCTCCGGGTGCGCTCATGGACGACATGCTCAGACCGACGAGGCGGGCGCTGCGCGTCAGCGCGTCCGTCGCGCTCGCCGTCGGACTCACCGCCGAACTGCTGACCTACGCCCGGAAGACGTACCTGGAAAAGCCGAGGGCTCGCAGGCAAGTCTAGCTGCATCCCATGGAGGTGATGATGCAGGTCGGAATCGCCGTGATGCCCGAAACGATCCCCGTTCTCTCGATCTCGTGCGAGGGCGTGCCTCGCGTGGACGAGGTGGTGCTCCTGCAACTCGCGGGCGACGCGGAGCCGTTGGACTACCGCATCGTCCGCGTGGTGTGGGGCTTGAAAGATGCCAGCACCGAACGGCCGTACCTTTCGCCTACCGCCGTCGTCGCGCGGCCGTGGTGAGCGCGGCGGAGGGGGCGACGTGACGGAGCGCCCGCCCATCATCCGCGCCTCCTACGGCCTGCCCGGCGAGTTGGTGGCCGACCTGTTCGCCGGAGGTGGTGGCGCGTCCTGCGGAATCGAGGACGCGCTCGCTCGTCCTCCCGATCTCGCCATCAACCACAGCGCCGAGGCAATCGCCATGCACGCGGCCAATCACCCCGACACGAAGCACTACCAGTCGGACGTGTGGGAAGTGGATCCGCGCGAGGCGTGCGGCTCGCGTCCGGTGGGGCTGCTGTGGGCGAGCCCGGACTGCACGCACCATTCTCGCGCCCGTGGCGGGAAGCCGCGCGACCACGGGATCCGCTCGCTCGCGTGGGTGGTCGTGAAGTGGGCCAAGGAGGTCGGTCCCCGGTTGATCTGCGTCGAGAATGTCGAGGAGTTCGCGCAGTGGGGACCGCTCGATGACGCGGGCCAGCCGATCAAGGAGCGCGCCGGGGAGACGTTCCGCGAGTGGACCGGCGCCCTGTCCGATGCGGGGTACAGCGTGGGTTTCCGCTCCCTGGTCGCCGCGGACTACGGGACACCGACGACGCGCAAGCGCCTGTTTCTCGTGGCGCGGCGGGGTGGCGGCGGCGTCGCCTGGCCGGAGCCCACACACGGCGCCGGGAGGCCCGCGGCGTGGCGACCGGCCGCGGACGTGATCGACTGGTCGCTGCCGTGCCCGAGCATCTTCGTGCGCGAGCGCCCGCTCGCGGACGCGACCCTGCGGCGCATCGCGGCGGGCGTCCGCAAGTACGTCTTGGAATGCGCGGAACCGTTCATCGTGCCGATGACCCACCACGATGCGTCGAACCGCTGTCGCGGGATGGATGATCCACTGCCAACAATCACGGCGGCACACCGCGGCGAACTGGCCCTTTGCGCCCCGACGCTCATCACCACGGGATACGGCGAGCGCGACGGCCAAGCGCCGCGCGTCCCGGGGCTCGACAAGCCCCTTGGGACCGTGGTCGCGGGTGGACAGAAGCACGCCCTCGTCGCCGCGTTCCTCGCCAAGCACTTCGGCGGTCCCAACGGGCACCAGACGCCGGGCGTGGATCTCCGGCGACCGATGGGCACCGTGACGGGGAGGGACCACCACGGGCTCGCCGTGGCGTGGCTGGAGAAGTTCTACGGGTCGGCACGATCTGGCGCTCCGCTCACGGAACCCGCTCCCACAATCACGGGGCAGGCATGCGGGGGCCACTTGGCGGAAGTCCGCGCGTTCCTCATCGGCTACTACTCGAGCGGCGGCAGCCAGCAACAGGGCCTCTTCGACCCGCTGCACACGGTCACCGGGAAGGCGCGATTCGGCCTCGTAACGGTCCACGGTTCGCTGTACCAACTCGTGGACATCGGCCTGCGGATGCTGTCGCCGCGCGAGTTGTTCCTCGCGCAGGGATTTCCCGAGGACTACGAGATCGCGCCAGTCTGCAACGGGAAGCCGATCACGAAGACGAGTCAGGTGCTACTCGCCGGCAACGCGGTGCCGCGGCAGCCGGTCGCGGCCATCGTCTCCGTCAACGCGAGGGCGGCATGACTCCAGCGCAACGCCACCTGCTCGAACTGCTCGCCTTGCTCAAGCTGGCGATGGCGGAGGTGGGGGCGACGTGACGGAGCGGATCGGCCCATACGAACTCGGCCGCGTTCACCGTGCCGATTGCCTGGACGCGATGCGCGAGCTGCCGGACGGGTGCGTTGATGCCGTGGTGACGGATCCACCGTATGACGCCAAGACCCACGCCGGGGCTAGGTATTCGGCGCGCGGAACGGAATCGAAGATCGCGTTCGAGCCGCTAGCTGACGTTGGCGCGGCCGTCCGCGAGATGTTGCGCCTCGCCCGTGGGTGGGTTGTCTGTTTCTGTTCGCTGGAGATGTTCGGCGCATACCGCGACGCATCCGGTGAATCGTGGGTGCGCGCCGGATTCTGGCGCAGGCCGGATGGTTGCCCGCAGTTCACCGGAGATCGCCCGGGGCAACCGGGCGAGGGCATTGCCATCATGCACCGACCGGGGCGTAAGGAATGGAACGGCGGCGGGCGGCACGGATTCTGGACGTGCGGTGTCGAGCACGAGGACCGGAGACACGAGACGCAGAAGCCGGTCGGATTGCTGGTAGACATCGTGCGCGACTTCACCGCGCCCGGCGCCACGATCCTAGACTGCTACTCTGGCTATGCGACCACGGCCGTTGCGTGTATGCGCCTCGGCCGTCGCTTCCTCGGCTTCGAGATCGAGCAACGGTGGGTTGACCTCGCCAACGCGCGCATCGCCGCCGAGCGCGAGCGGTTGGGCGAGCTGAGCGCGGAGAACACGACGAGGGGCCAACAGGTGGGGCTCTTCGCGGAGGTGCCAAAGTGAAGGGACAACTCGCGTTTCCGATGGGGGTGCCGGAACCGCCGGACACGCTGGCGGAGGCGCGTCGAGTCTGGCGTTCGGAGGACCCGCCGAAGGTATGTCCGTGCTGCGGTCGCCCGTCCCCGACGACCTACCACCGCCGGCTCAACGGAAGCATGGTGCGGACACTCGTCGCCATCGTCCGCGCCGCGCGCGAGTCCGCGACCGGGTGGGTGCATGCGATCAGCGTGCTCGTGGCGCTCCCGCTCCCGCCGCGGCAAAAGGCCGCGCTGACGGGCGGCGTCCACGCCAAGCTCGTCCACTGGGGTCTGCTGGAGGAGGAGGCCAGCCCGCGCGGCGATGGGACTCGGCATCGCGGGTACTTCCGACCCTCGATCCTCGGGTGGGAGTTCGTCGCCGGTCGAGCGAGGGTCCATCGCGTGGCGCTCGTGCGAGGCGGCGTCGTCGTGGGGTACGAGGGGGACGAGGTAGCGATCGCGGACGTCATGGGCGAGAACTTCTCGCTCGCGCAGCTCCTGGAGGAGTCGAGGCCATGAAGACGCGCAGCCCGATCTTCGCGGAGTTCGCTCGCCGCATGCACGACGAGTACGAGCGCGCGGCGGCGGAGTCGGGGTGGAAAACGCAGGGCTCGTGTCGGGGCAAGCCGTGGGCGGAACTGCCGCGCGAGAACCAGGAAACCATGATCCTCGCGGCGGAGCGCGCGCTCCGCTCGCTGATGGAGGTCCCTCGGGACCTGCGCGAGTCCCGAGTCGGCGTCACGCTCGGGTTTCCGCTGCCGGCGGAGCCGGCGGAGTTGGCGGCCGATGCGAGCGGCGGATCCTGAGTCGAGAACCGCACCGGACCCCGACGCGATCGTTGGGTCGGACGGGCGAGTCTTCCACCGTGTGGACTACGCGAAGCGACGGGACGCGACGATGGTGGCCGAGGAGATCGCCTTCGAGTTGGAGTTCGGCACGACCACTCGTGAAACGGGCGGGGCGCGAGGGAGCGCATCGGCCCCGATGACTCGCCCGGTAGACTGGGCACGCCATTCGCGAGAGACGGGCTCGGCGCGGAGCAAGACGGTGCGCAGTCGGCGCCTGCGAACCGCCTGCGCGCCGCTGCCGAGGCGGGAGAGGATCGATCTGACGGAGGCGTTCGACGCGGAGGTGGCCGTGGTGAAAGCGTTGCTCGCCGAGGTCGAGGGGCGAAGAGGAGGGGAGGGAATGCAGCGAAAGAAAGGGAAGCCGGTCACGCTGGACGACGTGCGGCGCGTTCTCGGCGAGATGGGGTGTTGGTGCACGGCCGCGGAAGTCGCGGCGCTGATGGGGTGGAAGGGTGCGACGGCGACTTCGAGCCCGGTCGTCGTCGCGCGGCGGTGCCTCGTGAAGCTTGTCGGGGGGAGGCTCGCCGAGTCGCGCCGCCGTGCGGAGCCCGCCGCCATCGGGCGGAAGCCGGCCGAGTTTCGGTTGCTGCCCGGTGCGCTTGCCCTTCCGCTGCCGAAGCCGAGGCTGCGCCCCGGCGTGGGCGGCGGTTTGCGGCGGGGCGAAGTCGAGCGCCGTGCTCGCTCGTTTGCGGCGGGCGTGCGCGCGCTGCACAAGGAATTCGTCCGCAAGGTGCTCGACTTGCAGCGCGAGTTTCTCGCGTCGTTGCCGGGGTGACCCGTGCTCCTCGACCGCGACCTCGCGATCCTCCTCGCCGCGATCGGGCTGGCGTTCGCGCTGTTCCTCGCTCTGAAGGACGGCTGCGCGTGGGCCGGTCCGATCCCGTGACGGCTTGACCGCGCCTCCGCCGACCGCTATGGTGGCTCCGAGCAACCAGGGTGCCGGGCCCCTGCGGGGGGCGGAAGGAGGAGAACGGAGAGATGTTCCCGAACCTCGTGCTGTGGTTGATGCTCGTGTGGTCGAGCACCGTCCAGGTGCCTCCGCTGGATCAACCGTTGCCGAACGGGCTCCCGCCGGGGATGACTTGCCCCTACGGGTGCATCGTCGCGTCGGACGGTTGGGCGTACCAGATGGAGCGGAACGACCTCACCTGGATGGCGAAGTTGGCGATGGTCGAAAGCGGACCGCGATTCGTCCGGGAGGAGGCGAGCGCGACGGTGTGGGCCGTGATCCAGAACTTCGTCCGCGTGAACCGGCACCGGAACGAGGTCGACAGGCTGCGGTTCGGCACGTTCGTCCAGAACTACTCGGCCGCGCTGTCGAAGCGGTGGTCGTCCCAGGGGACGCGCCACCACGCTCGGATCACCCCGCGCGCGGATCGCTACCGTCCGCTGACGTGGCTGGACCTCCCGAAGCGTTGGAGGCAGTTCGCCGTGGAGGTGGTCTGCGCTCGCGTGTCGAACCGCTCGCCGGGGTACGTCCACGTGCTCGCGCGGGGCTTCGAGGAGCGAGCCGCGCCGGACCTGATCGGCCCTTGGTACGCGACGACGGAGGACGTGCACCCCGGCGGGAACGCCTACTACGCCGTCCCCGAGTCTCGTGGTTGGGGCCCGGACGAGGTTCGCATCGTGCCCGCGACCGCCGACATGCTCTGCCTGTTCGTAGACTGACGACCGCTCCCTGGAAAACTTCGCCCCGTCCGTGCAAGTCTAAGAGTCAGAGGTGTCACGATGAAGCCACTGAGCGACGACGAGATCGCGGACGTGCTGCGTGGGCGTGGCGAAGCCGTGCCCGGCGCTCTCCCCCGCCTCGCTGCGGAGGTGAAGCGGCTGCGGGAGGGGGTGAGGCACATGGTGGTGGCAAGTGGATCGTGGCCCTGGAAACTCTCGCCCGAGCAACTAGAAGTCGCATGCAAGCTGGTTGACGGGTGTACGAAGATCGCCGACAACCTGCTCGCGGGCCGCGAGTGGAACGGGAAGGAGGCGGAGTGATGGGCGACGTGCAACTGGACCGTGAGGAAACGAGCCTTCTGCTCTACCTCGAAACCTGCGCGGTAGACCACGGCGGGCGCGTTGATGCGCGGCACATGAACGCCGAGGACATGGTGCGCGCGAAGACGATGCAGGAGCGGGACGGCCTGCTCCGTTTCGGTCGCATCCTCTCCGCCGAGATCCAGCGAGTACACCTCAGCCACCATCCGTTCAAGGGAACCCATTGGGTCGAATTGACAGACGCCGGATGGTCGGCCGCCCACGCGGCGCGAAAGGCTCGGGGCATCCGCAGCCTGATGGACAAGGGGCTGCGCACGGAGAGCAAGGGGGAGGTGCGCTGATGCGCTGCGGTGGTACGCCGGGGAAGCCGGGACGGATCGTTGGCGAGAACAACGCGGGCGAGTGCCGCGGCTGCGAGGACTGCGCGATGCTGCCCGTAAACGCGCACGACGAGGCGATCGTGGACCGGCTCGTCGAGGTCGCCCGCCTCCGCGCCCAGGTCGCCTCGCTGGAGGCACAGGCCCGTGAGGCCCGCGCGGAGGCATCTCGCGCGTGGGCTGTCCTGTCGGGCCAGGACTGGATGCAGACGCGCTTGCCGGGTTCGGCGGTCACCGAGGCACGGCGCGTGATGGGGGACGTGGCCCGCCTGACGCGCGAGCGGGACGAGGCGAGGATGAACTTCGCGACGGAGTTGGAAGTCTCGAAGAAGTGGGCCGAGGAAAACGACAACCTTCGGGCAGAAGTCGAACGCGAAGCAGAGCATCGCAGGCTGGTACATGCACGCCTTTCCCGCCGCGCCGAGGCTGCTGAGCGCGCCCTTGACGAACTGAAACTCCACCACGCCGAGGTCTGCCACGACCTTCATGCCCGGTTGGACGCCGCCACCGCACGCGCCGAGAAGGCGGAGCGAGAGGCGGAGAGGATGAGGGGAGATGTCCGTCGCGCGATTGGCCTCATTCAGTCGGAGGCCAACTACGATAACGGGATGGCGATCCTGGCAAGAACCGTCGATCCGGCATGGGTGAGCCCGCTGGCAGGCTTGGCACCGGCGCCGTTGGCCCAGGTGGCGGCGGGACGGGATAGGCCGTTTCGTTCACCACCTTCACCGGCTTCCCCCGCCCCCTCGCCCGAGCCCGATGCACTGCCGAGCGAGGAGTACATCGTGCGACCGGCTACTGCTGACGATCTGCGCCGCTGTGCTGCCGCCCCCGCATCCGCGCCCGATGGCGACGAGGTGGAACGGGTCGCGCGTGTGATGTACACGTCCCTGAACGAGACGGGGCCAGCCTTCGATCCCGTTAGAGATCAGATGCGTTGGGATCGCTTGACTGAGGCCGACCGAGAGCGCGGCAGGGTTGCGGCCCGCGCCGTCCTCGCCGCCGTGCGACCGCAGAGCGAGGGCGACATCTTCGTGAACCTGCGCCGCGAACTGGCGACGGCGAGAGCGCGGTTGTCCGAGGTGATCGGCGCACTGGTCGCGCACGGGTACGACGTGGCGGCGATCCTGGGCGCCGACCTTGTGCGAGCGGTGGAAGAGGAGACGGAGCGATGAACGCCACCCGTGTCGGTCTCCTCGGTGACGCCACCTTCTCGGACGACGGACACTACCGCTACCGGCTGACGCGCCTCGTCAACCCCGTGCGCGGAGAACGGCGCGCGGTCTGCTGGATCATGCTCAACCCGTCCACCGCCGATGAGAACGCCTCTGATGCGACCGTGGCGCGCGTGGTCTGCTTCTCCGC